TGTGACGTGGTTTGCAGTGATACGCAGACTGCCCGCATGACCAAAAAGAAAAATCCGGCGCAAGCGCGAGCCCATCTGTGGCCCTTGAAACGTGCGGCCGAAGTGGCTGGCATCACACCTAGGCTCTTCGTTGCCGCAGTTGATCGCGGCGATATGCCGGGCGTGGAGCTGCTGCTGTTGGGTGCCCGTGGCAGGCGCTTTGTCCGAGCCGCCTCGCTACTGGCCTACCTTGATACGCCAGTCAAGGGCCGCAAGATCACGCCCGACTGATGGCCTCCAGCCCTATTCACGGAGGCAAACGCCCTGGCTCCGGTCGCAAGCCCACCGGGTACGAGCTATCAGAAGACCGCGCCGACTACGAAGCGGAACGCGCACTGCACGAGAAGTCCAAGCGCGAACGCAGTGAATTGGCTTATCGGATCGAGTCGGGTCAGGTGGTGTCCCGTCAAGCGGTGCAGCAGGCCGCAGCCACCGCCTTTGCCATGACGGCCCAAAGCCTGCGCTCGTTGCCCGACAACCTGGAGCGCAAGTTGGGCCTGTCTGCCGACCTGGCCGAACAGATTGAACAGACCATCGACGCGGTGCTGACCGACCTGTCGGCCGCGTTGGAGGCCATGCACAACGCGGGCGACCATGAGCCTGATTGATGACCCCCATCACCAGATTCGCATCGCCCGGGCCGACATCAGCGGGGGCTACCCGGCGCTGCGCCCACCCAAGCGCACATCGGTCAGCACGGGCGCATCCGAGAGCCTGGTGATCAAACAGCCGGGTGGCTACGCCGGGCCTTGGGACGCCAGCGAGACTCCCTACATGGTCGAACCCATGAACATGCTGGCCAGCAGGCAGCACGAAGCGCTGTGCTTTGTCGGCCCCGCGCGGACGGGCAAAACCGCAAGCCTGTTGCTGGGCTGGATGGCGCACGCGGTGGTGAACGACCCCGGCGACATGCTGTTCATTCAGATGTCGCAAGACAAGGCCCGCGAGTTCAGCAAAACAGACGTGGGCCGCGCCATTCGCAATAGCCCGAACATCGGCGCCATGCTCAGCGGCTCAGCGGCCGACATGAACACGCACGACGTGATGTTCAAGCATGGCATGTGGCTTCGCATCGCCTGGCCGACTGTCTCCAACGTCTCGGGATCGACCTACCGCTACGTGGCGATCACCGACCTTGACCGCATCGCCAATGCCGACAACGTGGACGGCGAAGGCCCGCTGTTTGATCTGGCCAAGAAGCGAACGCAAACCTTCCTCAGTCGCGGCATGTGCCTGGCCGAATCCAGCCCGGGCATTGAGGTCACCGATCCCATGTGGCGCCCGGCCACCCCACACGAAGCGCCACCGGTGGGCGGCATCGTCGGCATTTACAACCGATCAGACCGCCGCCGCTGGTACTGGCGCTGCCCCGACTGCGGCGAATACTTCGAGGCCGCGCCCGGCTTGAGCCTGTTCGGCCTGCCCAACGACGATCTGTTGCTGGAAACCATCCGATCAGACGACATCGAAGGCCTGGCCAGCCACTACGGGCGGCGCATCATCTGCCCGTGCTGCGGTGTGGAGATTGAAGCCAAACAGAAAACGCGCATGAACAAAGGTGGCATTTGGGTGCCCGACGGCATGCGGCTGGACGCCGACGGCAACCTGCACGGTTCGGCCTTTCGCTCAACCATCGTGGGCTATTGGATGGGTGGTGTGGCCGCCACCTACCAGTCGTGGAAGTCGTTGATCAGCCGCCACCTGCAAGGGCTCAAGGAATACGCGCTCACCGGCTCTGAGGAAACGCTCAAAACCACGGTCAACACCGACCAGGGCATGCCGTACACGAGCCGCCACCTGAAAGAGGCCAGCGCCAGCAACGCCCGCGCGCCCAAAGACCGGGCCGAGACAGACATGAAGCGCTACACCGTGCCTGCTCAAGCCCGCACGCTGGTGGCATCGGTGGACGTGCAAGGTGGCAGCACCAGCCGCTTTGTGGTGCAGGTGCATGCTGTGGGCGTGCTGCGCGAGCAGTGGTTGGTGGATCGCTTCGAGCTGCGCAAAAGCGAGCGTGAAGGCATGGGCGCCGACTTTGCCCCCATCGATCCCGCAGGCTACCCCGAAGACTGGGACGTGCTCACCAAAAAGCTGCTGCTGTCCACCTACAAAACGCCGCTGGACGACAAAGAGATGCGCGTCAAGATGGTGGTGGTGGACACCGGCGGCGAAGACGGCACCAGCGCCAACGCCTATGCGTGGTATCGGCGCGTGCGCAAGCTGGGCCTGGCGCAGCGCGTCATGCTGTACAAAGGCGCGGCTGCTCCAAGTGCGCCCGTGCTCAAAGAATCCATGGTCGGCAAAGTTGGCAAAAACAAACCCGATGTGCCGCTCTACCTGTGCAACCCCAATTTGTTGTCCGACATCGTGGCGTCTGGCCTGAAGCGCGAAGGCAGTGGCGCGGGCTACCTGCATTTCCCTGAACCGCGCCACCCCGAACGCAACCCCGGCGGCTGGCTGCCTCAAGCCTTCTTCGACGAGCTGGGCGCCGAGGTGCGCAGCAAAACCGGCAAGTGGTCGCAAATTCGCAAGCGCAACGAATCCTTCGACCTGTGCCGCATGATTGCAGCGGGCATCATCCGGCTGGGTCTGGACAAAATCACCGACTGGAACAAGGTGCCCGGCTGGCTCGCCCCGCTCGACCTCAACACCGACGTGATCAGCGCCGAAGACCGCCGCACTTTGAAAGACGCGGGCGACGAAGACATTCAGGCCCAGCCTGTCATATCGGTGGCCCCGGTCAAGCGCGCACCGCCTAAACGCAGACGCGCGGCACCCAGCAGCTACCTGGGCCGCTGAGACCTTTTCAACAGGCGAAACTGTGCTGTAAGCCAAAACCGCGCCGCGTGCGCACACTGTGCCGCAATCAGTGAAGGATTGCCGCATGAGACCATGCTTTGTGTTCAACCAGGCCGACGGTGAAAAGCCCTCTGTCCTGTCCATCTACGACGAAATCGGCTTCTGGGGCACCCAGGCCAAAGATTTTCAGGCCAGCCTGAGCGCTGTCACCTCGCCCGCCGTGCTGGTGGAAATCAACTCGCCCGGCGGTGACTACTTCGCCGGTCTGGCCATGTACAACATGCTGCGCAGCTCGGGCAAAACCATCACCACCAAGGTCATGGGCGTGGCAGCCAGCGCAGCCACCATCGTGTTTGCAGCGGGCGACGTGCGCGAAATGCCCAGCAACACCATGCTGATGGTGCACAACCCGGCCAACTTTGGAGGTGGCACCGCGCAAGAGCACCGCGAAATGGCCGACATGCTCGACAAAATCGCGGTCGGCGCGCGATCGGTCTACACCCGAAATTCCTCGCTCACCGATGAACAGGTGACCGAGATGCTGGCCAAAGACACCTGGCTGTCGGCTGACGAGGCTGTGGAAGCAGGCTTGGCCACCGTGGTAACCGACGGCATCAATGCCACCGCATCGTTCGACATGAAGCGTGCTGACTTGCCCGAGAGCGTGCGCGCCATCTACGCCCAAGCGGTCAAAGAAGACCCGCCAGTGATTGAGCCCGAGCCCATTCCACCGAACCCCGTGTCGCAAACCATTCACGACCTGGCCGTGGCCGCCAACCTGCAAGCCTACGCTCCCCACCTCGCCGTGGCCTGCACCAGCGTGGCCATGGCGCAAGCGCGCATCCAGGCCGCCACCGAGATCGTGGCGCTGTGCCAGTTCGCCAAACGCCCCGAGGCAGCAGGCCCGGCCATTCGTGCGAACAAAACCATCGACGAGGTGCGCGCTTCCATCCTGGCCGAACTGGCCGAGGCCGAAGAAGACACCAGCAACATCCGCAAGGTTGACCAAAAACCCGGCGGTGCACAGGCGGGCTCCACCGCCTCCATCTGGAACGCGCACCGCGCACAGTCCAAAAAGTAACCCGGCAACCAGGTAAAGGAACCGAGCCATGCCCATTCTCACCAGCGACACCTTCCGCCCAGCGGAATTCATTCTCTCCGAGGCCTCCGGGCAGCGCAGCCGAGAAAACATCACTTTCACCCAAACCGGCGTGGCGGTGAAGTCCGGCACCGTCATTGCCCGGCTCACCGCCACCGGCAAATACGTGACCTACGACGATGTGGGCACCGATGGCAGCGAAGTGGCTGCTGGCATTTTGTACAGCCCACTGTCCGCCGCAACCGGCGACACCAAAGCGGTTGCCTTTGTGCGCGACTGCGAAGTGATCCGCGCCGCCCTGATCGGTCTGAACGCGGGCGGCACCACCGACCTGCAAGCCGTCGGCGTCATTGTGCGCGGCACGGTTTAACCCCATTCAGGAGCAAGCAACATGGCCACCTTCGACATTTTCAACAACACCGCTTTCAGCGTCTCCAGCCTGTCCGCCACCATCGTGGACATCCCGAAAGTTCAGACCCGCATTGGTGCGACTGGTCTGTTTCAGGAATACGGCATTCCCAGCACCTCGATGATGATCGAGCGCGAAGGCTCCAGCTTGAAGCTGGTGTCCGCCGCTGCGCGAGGCAGCGTGGGCGAGCCCGTCACCATGGGCGGTCGTTCGCTGATTTCCGTGCAGGCCGTGCACCTGCCCCAGCGCGGCGCCATGCTGGCCGACGAGGTGCAGGGCATCCGCGCCTTTGGTAGCGAGACCGAAGTGGAGGCCGCCGTGAACCGCGTTCGCACCAAGCTGGCCAAGATGAAGGCGCAACTCGACGTGACACTGGAATACCACCGCATCGGCGCCATCAAGGGTCAGGTGATGGACGCTGACGGCACCACCGTGCTGCTCGACATGTACAGCGCGTTCAACAAGACGCAGCAAACGCAGTTCATGGCGCTGGGCACCGCCACCACCAAGGTCAAGCAGCTGGTCATCCAGATCAAGCGCAAGATCGCAGAAGCCCTGGGCGGTCGCAGCTTCACCGGTGTGCGCGTGTTGTGCAGCCAGACGTTCTTCGACGATCTGACCAACCACACCAACGTTGAAAAAGCCTTTGAGCTGTTTAACCAGAACAGCTTCGCCCGCAGCGATCCAAGCGGCACCGCGTTTGAGTTCGCTGGCGTGACCTTCGAGGAATACGCAGGCGGCGTGGGCGCCACCCAGTTCATCCCCAACGGCTTGGCCTATGCCTACCCCGAGGGTGTTACTGGCCTGTTCCAGACCGCCTACGCGCCTGCCGACTACATGGAGACCGTCAACACCGAGGGCCTGCCGTACTACGCCAAGCAAGAACCGATGGCGTTCAACAAAGGCATCGCGCTCGAATCGCAGTCCAACCCGATCAACTTCTGTTCGCTGCCAGAAGCTGTGATCAAGGTTTCGGCCGCCGCTTCCTGATGACCGCTGCGCTTTTTGCGCGAATTACCAAAAACCTCCTGACTGTTTTCGGTCAGGAGGCTTTTTTGCGTCAAGGCGAGCCGTGCCTGGTCAACATCGAACACGGCGTGCAAATGGTCGGCCCCGACGAAATGACGGTGGTGCACAAGTCGGTTGCCACCATCGCGCAGACCATGGACCCCAAGGTGGGCGACTTGCTCACGCACCCCGATGGCGTTTTCCGGCTCGATTCGGAAAGGGCCAGCAACGGCCACAGCAAGCGCTTTGTGCTGCTGCCCGCTCAGCCCATCCCCGTCAGCCCGACCGTCCCGTAATGGCCAGCAAGTTCGACATCAAGATCGACGTGGCCAGCGTGCAAGGCCTGGGCGACAAGCTCAGCCGCCTCACGCCCGAAGCGCTGGGCGCGGCCACGGTGCAGGCCATCAACGATACGACCGACAGCGTGTACCAGATCGCGCGCACACGCATGACGGCCACGCTCAGCCTGACAGACGAATACATCCGGCGCAAGATGGAAGTCACCCGCGCCACCACGCAAACGCCCGAGGCCACCATTTCAGCCGTGGGCAGGCGCTCCAACATGACCAGCCTGTCGCACTACGGAGCCATGCAAGAGCGCAAAGCGGTGAACAACCCCGCTCGCGCCCAAGGCGATGAGAAGCGCGGCATTGCCAGGGGCCAGAAAGCCGCTGGCATATCGGTCGAAGTCACCCGGGGCAGCCGTAAGCTGCTGGCCCACGGCTTCACCATGCCCAACAAGCGAGACAACAGCAACAACCTGCTGGTGTTCACCCGCGACCGGGCCGGGAAAGTTCGCGCCCGCACCGGCCCATCGGTTTACCAGCTGTTCCGCTCAGCCGCTCAAGCCGTGGCCCCAGACGCTGAAAACCAGTTGCGCGCCAGCCTCATTGAACAGGCCGACCAAGCCATTGCCAGAGCACTCGCATGACCTACCAAAAAGCAGGCGACATCGCCCTTGAGTTGCACACCAGGCTGTCTCGCATTCGCAAGGTCAACGGCTTTGAGACCGACATTGGGCGCGACGTGATGCGCGGGCGGCGCAAGATGCCAGGCGACGAAGCCCCGCCTTGCACCGTGATGGTCGAAGGTGACGACACGCCGGTAGACCGCCCCGGGCGCATCCCGCTGGTGCTGGTGCAGCAGTCCTACGTGATCGACGCCTTCGACCGCTGCGACCCAGACCACCCCAACGACCAGGCTCACCGCATGATCCGCGACATCAAGCGCGCCATCTTCGCGGGCGACGCCACGCTGGGTGGCAAAGTCAGCAAGGTCATGTACCTGGGCCGCGACATTGGCCCCCGGCCCGACGGTGTGGCGCTGGTGCAAGCCCGCGTGATGATCGACGTGGAATACGTCGAAGACCTCACCAATCCTTGACCGGGCCTAGGCCCCGCGCAGCCATTGCGCGAAACCCAGCCGGTTTGTGGCGAAACTGTGCTGTGTGACATTGGCCCCCCAGACTGAGAAATTGACCCCGTTCAATTTCTGCAACCGCCGCTCCTTTTGCGGCACCGAATGGGGTATCAACTATGGCTGCACGCGGCTTCATGGGCGCAGGCGATGTTTACATCAACCTGCTGGTCAACAACGTCAAGCAGGGCATGAAAGGCCCGTACTACGCCAACAAATTCGAGATCAAGCCCAACATCGAAAAGAAGGAGCTGACCTCGAAAGGCCGCAACGACTACGGCCAAGTGCTCGAATCGGTGTCGCTCCAGTCACCCGCCGAGTTCACGCTGGAACTCAACGAGGTCAACAAAGAGTCGATGGTCATTGCGTTGCTGGGCACCACCGCAACGCGCACGCAAACCGCTGGCACGCTCACCGCTGAAACCCTGGTGGCCAAGCTGGACGTGTGGGTGCCACTGACCAAACAGGGCCTCACCGCCGCCGCCATCACCGTGACCAACACGGGTGCGACCGTCACCTACGTGGAAGGCACCGACTATCTGGTCAATCGGCCCATGGGCTGGATCAAAGCCATTCCGGGCGGCGCCATCGTGGCGGATGCTTCTTTGC